CATTGAGAAACGTAAAGATCAACCGTATTACCCTCAAATCGGCACCCGTCGATGTGTCCATTTTTCGCGCCGTATCCGTTCCCTGTACCGCCGTCGGCTGTTTCTCCGAGGAATAATCCCTGCGCCATGTACTCGATATTGCAGGAGATGAAATCGCAGCCGTCGCCGTTTGCGTCTTCGTAGCTGACGCCAACAGAGTTGGCCAGAGGTCCAGCTCCTGGACCATTGATGATGCATCCCACGAAAACCTGAGTAGTGACTCTGTTCCCAGCGGGCACTCCGGTCGATAAAAACGTCACGCCTTTTTTGAGCAAAGAAAACTTGCAGTTGATGTACGTGTTGATGATGCTCTGTGCGGCGTAGGAATTGATAACAATGCCGTTGCCGGTAATCGTCGGACCTGCGTTTGCGGCTTCTGCGGAACAGTCAGTGAAAGTCGAAAATGACACGGAGCAAAGAAGCCAGCCGCTACCGGCAACATCCGACATAACAACCCTTAGTCCGTTAAAAGCGAATCGGTAATTCGTATCTCCGGCGTTAGCGGTTCCCACCGTCATTGCGTACCCGGTTCCGCTGTAGTTCAGACGGCAACTGTTACGGGCTATCACTGTAATTTTGCTGCCGAACGTCAAACCAGCCGTTCCGATGTTGTAAACCCCATACGGGAAGTAGAGAATGCTCTCCTTCGCGATGCAGTCATTGATGGCGTTCTGGATGCCCGTCGAGGAGTCAGCAACGCCTGTTGGGTCAACCCCGGTGTAGTCCGTCACCAGCACGAACTGGCGCAACCTGGACTGAACGGTCTGCGCGACCGGGTTGGTGCCAGCTTGAATGTATCCGACAAGACTGGAACCGGACGACAACGCCAGCAACGCTTTCAGGCTTTGCGACTGATCCTGTACGTTGTCCTGCGTCGTCATGGTGTTGCCGCCCGAGTCCTTTAACACGAGCTTATAGGACGCGCTACCCACCCAGACACCAGTGATGGTGGACCCGTTAACCGCGTAGCCGCCCGAGTTAAACTGAACCGGGTTCGTGTTCGGCGTGCCAAGCGTAGAATCGGTATACGTGGCCAGAGGCGTGTTTGTGCCGGCCGCGTAGGTGTAGAGCAGGCACCCGGCCCCTGCAATGCCCAGTCCGGTACGTGCGTCAATGATTTGGAGCGGGGTGACCTGTACGGGATTGCCAGCCATTATTCAGCCTCTCTGCTTTCCATTATGTGCCGTCTCATCAATTGTTCCTCGGTGTCGGGTTCACTTGAAAACCCGGCAGCGTTCAGGTAGGCAATGAACGCGGCCTCTTTGCCGGTTGGCGTCATCCATGTTACGTTCAAATCGTTCATTTTTTCACCCCCTGCATCAATTCGCCCACGTTGGTCGGCTTATTAGCCACTTTTTCTTGGGTCAAGGACGTACCGAGCAATCGAATAACGGCTGCGTTGTCGCCCACTTGTGCTGCCGCTTTTATCAATTGCTGCTTGAGTGGATGAAACTGCTGAAACGCTCCAGCGTCTACTGCGTTTTGAATCGCTTGCGCTGCGGCTTTGCTAAGCTTCGGGCCAATGATACCCCCAGCAACCGAGCCAGCAGCGGCCCCAACTGGACCAAGGATGGCCCCGCCCAAAGATGCGCCAGCAGCCGCGCCCATACCGTGAGAAGCCATCTTTTTCCCAAGTGCCGTTAACCCAGAGTCTGTCGTTCCTTTGCCCCTCGCGATGTTCTGCTCAACGATTTGCTCAAGATCTTTGTATTTCTGATAATCCTGATTTAGCGGAATGGTCTCGGGCGCAATGACGCCAGCAACCTTGCGGTACGCATCCCCGATCCCGCGCCAAAGCGACTTGTCTGCATCCGGAGAGTTAAAGCTGGTTTTGCCATTTGCTAGTTGCTTAAGGTGGATCAGGTCATCTACCTGCACGTTTCCGCCGTTCTGCGCCGCAATATTCTCGATCACCTCGATCTGCTTGCCAATGGCATCGTAAGCAGCTGAGTCGGTGACTACACCCCGCCTCATGAACTGTCCTCGCAAGGTCTGCAATTCTTTTACTGCGTCCTGCACGGGCAACGTCCGCGCCGCAATAGCCGGGTCAAGCGCTTGATACGCCTTCCCAAGTTCGTCGAGCTTTCCCTTTACAACGTCCTGCATCTCATGAACGGAGTCGGGCGGCACGATGCCGTCACGCTTTAGAACGTCCAGCGCTTTTGAGATCCGCGCTTTCTGGGTCGGGGTGGCGTTCCCAAAGGATTCCGAAAAATTGGCCAGCGTGGGGGATTTTCCAGCCATCAATTTTTTTGCGCCTTGAACAGCCGACCCTATCAGTTCTCCGCCAGCGCCAAGTGCTGCGCCCGTCGCTATTGCCGTAGGATCGCCACCAGATTGAACCGCTGAGACTCCGCCGCCGACTAACGCCTGTCCGCCCGCCCTAGTAAGTAGGCCAGCGCCTTTGGTGGCTGCTGTCATTTTTGCGGCTGGAATCATAAATTCTGCCATACCCTCAAGTGACTTGCCAATTTCGGATGAGGTAGTGTTAGGGTCTGCCGCTGTTATCGCCGCCTGAAAGTCTTTGCTTTCAGGAAGCAGTTTGTCAGCGCCGGGGATTTTTCGCAGGAAATCGTAAATATTTGCTGCATGCTGAGACGCCTTAATACCAGCGCCAGCCGATGCATCGAATAGCGGGCGAACGTAATCAAAGCCGGGAATCTTGCTAAAAGTGGGGTACAAATCTGCGCTGGATTTTTGCGCCGCATCACCTGCTGAGTCCCGGCGCAAAGGAGGAGGCGACGAAATCATGCCGCCGTCTTGCGCAAGTGGCTTTGCTTCCTCAAGTCGATATGCACCCTTCGCCACGGTAGGCGATGGCGCTGCTATTGGCTTCGCCTCTGCAAGGGAGTATTGGCCCACTACTTTACCTCATCCCCGTCAAAGGTGCCATCTGCGTGAATTACGCTGATTTTAATGCGCTTGTTGCGAAACTGAACTGTATCTCCAACCTTGTGAGAAGCGCCAGCCGAACCAGCTTTAGCCGCCGCCTTGTCTCCCGGTAACGCCTGAAACCCTTCTGCGTAGGCTTCGCGCTGGGCTTCGTTAAGCCCCTGAATCTGCTTGCGCATCGCCGCCAGTTTCGTTCTTACCGTCTCAACGTCGTCATTCACACTTGGCAAAAACGGCTTAAGCCGTGCGGCTTCGGACGGTGTAACAGCCGCGCCGCTGAAATCGTGAAACTCTTGAGCCGCCAGCCGCGCCAGTAGCGCCCTTGCGGTTGTGCCTTTGGGGTCTACGCGATTAAGAATGATGTCGGACAAAAGCCCCTTGAAGCCAACTGCGCCCGGATCACCGCCTTTTTTCGGGTCCAACGCGTCTAGCTCCTCGTCAATCGTGCTCAACATCTGAGTGTTGGCCGCTAAACCCTTGATAACCGTAGCTGGAACCGCTTTCGGTTTTGCCTCTTTCGACGCATTCATAAAAGCCGCGCGTTCGGTTTGCAGGTTGTGGCGATAGGTTTCGTCGTCTCGCCGTTTCTGTTCGACGCGGGTCGCCGCGTTGGCTTCCTGCTGTATCCGCTGGTTTTCCGAGACGCCAAGTTCGCTGGTGCCGACGTTTACCTTGCCAGCAATCGCCGCGTCTGCCTGCGCTTTTTCGACGTCGGCAACGGCCTTTTCTGCGTTGGCAGTGTTCAGCTTCCGCTGCACGGCATAATCTGTCGCAGCTTTTGCAGACCGAAGCTGAACTTCAAATTGACGCAGTTTTTCCGGCGAATCTATCGTATCGGGAGGCGGCGAATTTATGCCAGCTAATTTCAAAAGATTTGGCAGTTGTCCTTTGACTGATTGATATTGGGAGTTTATCGTTTCAGCATCAGGTGCCGTTCCATCTTTGTTTGGAAGCCCAAGATTGACGACAATATTGGAAAGCTGGCCCAATGCGTCTCCTTGATTCTTAAGCTGTAACCCGTCATTCGTCGCCAGCTTGTTGACGTGCTCATCAACCGATTGAAGCACGTTCTGGATGGTTGATTGCTGAACCTTGCCATAAAGGCCTGAGAGGTTGCCGCTATAAATCTGGGCGTGAGCTTCGGGGCTAAGTGCCTGAATGTATTTCTGATCGGTCTGGTCAAGGTTGATTTGGTCGCCCCTCAGCTTCTCGTTCTGCTGCCGCTGCCGAACTTCGGCCATCTGCGCTTCCCGCAGGGACTGGTCAGCCATCTGGCCGCGCAACTGCATCAGCCCGCCCATAGTCTGCATGGGCGACATGATCGGCGTTGCCGGTTGAATTCCTGCTGCGATGATGTTGTCGATTGCCATTTATTCGCCTACCCTGGGTAGTAACCTTGTGGATGCTCTGCGTCTAGCGTAAACCCTGCTTGGCCCTCTGCTTTGCCGCCAAGCAATTTTGCCATCAACAACGATTGGCTTATGCTGTTTGTTGCCCCGCCAATGCCGTTGGCGATAGAAGCCGCTCCGCCCATTGTGCCAGCCGCCCGAGACGAACCGATGCCTGCCATAAGCTGCGCGATGTTGGCGGAAGCGTTTCCGCCGATCTGATTGAGGTTTGCTGTGGCTCCTGCGCCCAATTGTGCCGGTGCAAACATCTGGCCGAACTCCTGCGCATTCGCCGCTAACCGCGTGCCGTACCCTGCCAATTGCGACTGATACGCCTGCATGGCGCGGGAGAACGCATCTCCATAGGTATTGTTCGCTAGGTTTGTCTGGTAGCCCTGTAGCGCCTTGGACGTGCCGCCAGAGATACCGCCACCTCCAGCCGCCGAAGCTTGCAAAATTCCCTTGCTACCCTGTTGCGCTGCGAACTGATAACCCGGCGTCTGCTGAACTTCTTCGAGCGTGGGAGCTTTGAAGTCTGCGGGAGCCGCGCCAGCAGATCCCATGCCGAACTTGCCAGACTTTATTGCGTCCATCAGCATTCCGATGGACTGCTGGCCAGCTTCCATAAACGGCTGGGAGTTTGCTTGGCTTACGTCGAACTGCCGTCGCGTTTCGTCAATGGCGCTCTGTTGGCCTGCAGCCTGCTGATTGGCCGCTTTGTTCGATGCTTTTGAGCCAATAACGGAACTGGCTATACCGCCGCCAGCCGTCGCCAGTGCGCCAAGCGCAAGCGCCGTACCAGTTGCGATAAATTCGCACCGCAGCCTCAATTCCGGGTCAAACTCGCGTTTCTCTAACCAGCGCATAGCAACCTCTTTGAATAGCCGACTTCCACCCGCTCAAAACCAACGCGCTCATAAAAGTGCGCCACCTTCTCAGGCATCAGGTCTACAAGGTAGCCCATACGAATCTCAGTCGCTTTTTTTGTCCTTGCCCAAGCCTCAAACGCCCGGTACAGCAACACGCCGCCACCTCTGGCGAACGGCTGGACGAACCAGAACATCTCCTGCGCTATCGTGCCCTTTGAATACGGTTCCGGGTGGACCATGCCGCCAATTGCTCCCACCAGTAAGCCGTCCTTCTCAACAACAAACACCGCGCCTGAGCCGTTTGAAATCAAAACCTTCCACAACCCAACAAATCGGCCCAGTTCAAAATCATGCAGCTTGGCCGATGACGCATAGAACGCTTCTGCACATGGGGCCAGTGCTGCGAGATCGGATTCGACCGCTTGCCGGATGTTCATATCTAGACCTGGACTACCGTGCCATCGCCAGAAATGCTTAACGCGCTGGCGCTACCAGCAAGCCCCCAGATGGCGTCCCCAGCGTTCAGGACCGCCCCCCAAAGCACGGTTGCGTCAAAGTGCGGAAACGTCTGGGTTGCCACCGGCACCAGAACCGTCACCGGCACCACAATGTTTTCGTTTCCGTTAGTAGCCGCTGCCGCGCTCACCCGCCACAGTTTCAGCGTCACCGGGGCGCTCGTGATGTTGACAACGCGGAGAACTGAGATCTGGTATTGGTAGCCAGTTGGGACCACGGTTCCGCCAACAGGCGCAAACACCAGCTTAGCTGCCGCGTTGGCAATGTACTGCGGCTGGAATATCGGGCTTAAATTATAGACGGCGATGGCTGGTCTCCTCTGCTATACATGATAGTCTAATTCGATCACGGATCAATAACCCCGTTGGTAACGTTTTTGCCGCCAGCGATTGCAGCCGCCAGCGTGCCAGTGAATCCGCCGAGGTTGATAGGCAGATCTGCTGCTATCTGAATCCGTCCGTCTGCCAAAACAACGATTTGCGGAACGTCTGTTGCGGTCCCATACGTTGCTGGTGTCACCAGCGTATTCGCGATTGTCGGGTTGGGATAAGTGCCCGTCAGGGACCCGCCCGCCGTCCCGCTCATTGTGATTGCAACATCGCCAGCCGCCGTAATTCGGCCTTTTGAGTCCACCGCAAACTGTGGAACGTGAGTCGCGTCTCCGTACGTCGCAGGCGTAACGGTCGTATTGGCCAGCGTCAACGCGCCTGTGTTGGCCAGCGTTGCGTCCCCGCTAACGGACACGCCGACAGGCAGGTTAGAAGCGTTTCCCACGAAGATCTGAGCACTTGTCAGCGCCGCCGCTGTCACCTGCTTGTTAGCGTTCGATGCCAAAACAGTTGCCGAGGTCGGAATATTTGGCACGACTACCCACGCCGCACCCGTCCAGTACTGCATCTGTGTAAGCGTGGAATCGAGGAACAACAGGCCAGTGTCAGCCGTGCCGAGCGCCGCGCCATTGAATCCGGTTGTCGGGCGAGATCCGGTCGCCGCGATGTAGACGCCTGTTTCATAGAGCCAGGTTGCGGTACCCGCGACAAGTTGCATCACGTACACTACGTTGCGATCGGTCACCAGAAACGGCTGGCCCGGTTGGTAGACAGACGGCGAATAGTTGGCGCTGGTCCAATTGGCGTAGGTGTCCAGCAACCATGCTTGGCCCCGCGTTGGGTAGGGAACTGACGGAAATCCTTGCGGGATCTGCGGCGATTCGCGCCGTGGTGCTGATGCTTGGTGGAACCCGGATATTAGGGCGATGATGTCGCCGGGGTCTGGCTGCTGTTGCGGGAACGACGGGAATGTCGTCGGCGGAACATCGCTTCCGACCAGATACGTCACCGTGACGTATTGCGCGTACAGCCACCGCCAGAACTGCGCCCATTCGTCAGGCGTTTGCGGCCCGATGATTGGGTTTGTTTGGCTCTGGAACTTCGGTGGCGGGCTGAGTGTCGGTGGTGTCGCCATGTCTTTTAGCTTGCCAGATCAAAGTAATCGAGCGTGCAATTCATCAGCGTATTCATAACCGGATCGGCGCAACGAACCCAATAAACGCGCCCAGGGTGGTTGGCGTAGCCCAGTTGAAGCTGATACACCCAGACGTTATATTGGCCCTGCTGACCCATCGAGAGCGCGTATTCCGTGCCGAACGTCATACCGCCGTCGTTCGACCATCGAAGCAGTAGCATCGGATTCTCGCCGGGGTTCGGGGTGGCCGTGCCGGATGCCGAGACGCCAACGCCCCGCGCCAATTCAAACTCAATCCGGTTGTGAACCGAGCGCTTGCCCCACGTAGGGCCGTGCGGAGTGATCCGGTCGCAGACAATGGGCTGAAGGATCTGGTCCCCGGTGATCGGGTCCGCGCCGCAGTCGATGTAAACGCCTTCCGCCATTTGGTAGATTGCGCCGGGGTTACCGTCTGCGCCATTTGACCCAACCAAGTGTTTGCCAAAACAGAAAGCGTGGGACACTTCAGCGCGGCCCGGTGCGATTGCCACAGCGGACTGAAGCCCGCCGCCCGGCGCCATGTAGCTGCGTTCCGTCCAGATCGGCTTTCCAAGCAATGCCGATGCCGTCGCGTCGTAAAGCCACGTTGCGGAAAGCACATTGCCGCTGGCGTCGTACCCGGCATTTGGGAAAGTGAACTGAATAAACTGGTGGCCCTGCCAGATGTAAGCAAAGCCAATAGCGTCATCAATTTGCGTGTAAGACTGCCACCAACGCTCCACGCCGAAGTTACTGATGCGTTGCGGCTGAAACGCTGCTGATCGCCAGCAGGCCCGCTGCCCGCGCGCATCCTCGCCAATCCAGATAAGAGAATCGTCAAGGGTGATAAACGCAGCCGGGGCCGCAATACCAGTTTCGATGAACGTGGAATTGTAGCTGGCAAACGGATCGCCGCCAATACCGTTGCTGCCGACGTTCTGATAAATCTGGGACCGTCGAGCGCCCATCAAGTAGATGTATTCCCGCCAGCTTTTAAGCGCCCGCAGCTTGTCGGCCTGCCCTGCCAATATCGCCTTGTTGGCCGCGTTCCAATACTCTATTTGCCCCACAACGTGATCGTCATCGCCGCCCCACTGGAAAGCGTTTGAGTCCGGTATCACGTTGAGCGCATAGCCGTCTTGGAAGCTGCCCGAGACGCACCCGAGGTAATCCGCGTTGCCCTGAAGGCTGACAAGCGAACCAACGCCCGCGCCGTCTGGAATGTAGTAGCCTTGCCCGCCGCCAAGCGTTCCGGCCCCAATAAAAATTTGTCCGTTACCGTTGGCGTACATGACGCAGGGAGCGCCGTCGTCGTGAACAGTGCCGATGTCGATAAATGCGCCGGTTGAGTCAATTTCAAACGCTTTAGTACCGTTGACGCCGAAGCAGCGCCCGCGCAGTTCCAGCAGCCCGCGGTTAGGCTGATTGAACGGAGCAGGCACCGGAAGCGCGGAAAACGGAGCGTTACCCGGACACGGCAGCGCCAGCATCTTAAATTTGCCTTCGGAGTCCGCCGCCTCGTTTGGCACAAGGAACCAGTTGACCATTCGTTCAATTGCAGCTTGCGCCGACGCCAGCTGGTATGAAGGCCCTACGATTTGGGGAAACTGGCCCATTATAAGGCCACTTTTGGTATGATGGGCCAATGAGAGTAATGCGCAAAAACATCACATCCATACCTGAATCCAAGGTCTGTACGAAATGCCTTACCGATAAGCCGCTCACTTTTTTTCATAAAGCCTCGCAGTACCTTTACGGTGTAACAGCTCAATGCATCGAGTGCAGAAACAAAGAAATCAGAGCGCACGGAAAACGAAACGCTTGGAAATATAAGGAGCCGGAATCTAGGCCATCCGAGAAGCAATGTTGCACCTGCAAGGAAACAAAGACACGCGAAGAGTTTTCTTCGTGCCCAGGAAAGAAGGGCGGACTGTCCTCTCGGTGCAAGGAATGCAGGAGGAAAAACGAGGGCAGGAATTCCGAAGGATACAGGTTTGCGGCCAATATCCGCCGCCTGTTTGGTATGACAAAAGAGGATTACGCCAACCTCCTCATTGCCCAGTCTGGCAAGTGCGCTATATGCCTCGTCCCCATGAAAAAACCGGTGGTTGACCACTGCCACGTAGGAGGATTTGTTAGGGGATTGCTGTGCTGCAAATGCAACACATGGCTTGCCCCGCTGGAACATCCATGGTTTTCCGAACGGGCTAGCGTCTACCTGCAACGTGGGGCAGTTATTAAAGAGTGTCAATATGGAGACCCTGTGAGCAAAAGTCCCCAGTCACATACGGCCCGCGTCGATTTGAGCGAACCGCCAAAGTCGTTACGCATCCGGGGCGATGGCGCATTGACGGCCTGAACCGCTGCCCGAGCCTTTGCCGCCTGTCCGCAAATGAACTGAAACGGCAGCTTGTTCACAAACACACTGTTCGTGGCAAGCGGCCAAAGTTCCCGCGCAAGGTTCCAAATGACAACTTCGGCATACCCTGGGGGCGCTGAGTAGGTCTGAGTCAGGCTAGTGGGTGGCGTCAGGAATCCCCATGTGAAGATTTCAAGCGAGTTGCCATTCAGCGGGGGGAACACGTTGATGACGCCCTGCGGAAATTGCGGGTCGTAATAGAACGAAGTCGCCACGTTGATGGCGTTGAACTGCACCACCGGAATACGCGCCCATTCTTCCGCGCTCATCGGTGAAAGCGGAATGCGTGTCGGCTGCGTCGGGTTGGCACTGGTCAGCAGCAAATTCATGCGAATAATTGACTCTGGTCGTGGCCCGGTAAAGGACGCCACTACCGTGCCGGTAATCGGTCCGCTGGTCGTTGCGGCTGCGCTCAGGGTGATGCTGGTATCAATGCTGATGCCCTGAATGGTGGTCAATGCAGGGATTCCGCTGCCGGTGATGCTTTGTCCAATGTTCAGCCCTGCCGTGTTGGTGCATAACGCGGTAACGGAAGTTTGCAGCGTCAGATCAACCGTGAAGGTTGGCCCGATGCTGAACTGAACGTTTTCGCCATAGATCCCATCAAGGCTAGTTGAGGTGGAAACAGGGTAAACATAGTCGGGAATGCTGAAAGCGTTCGTCCGCTTGGCGTTCATAGAATCGTAGATCAGCTTCCACGAATCGAGCGCGTCATTCATCAGGTCTGTCCCGGAAGTAGCCCCAGGCCGTAATTGCCCGCAACGCCGAAGAGCGGCGTAAATGTAATCGGAAACAGTCAGTAGCGCCATCAGCCCCTCGCTCTCGCCCTAGCGTTTCTGCACGTTCGGCATATTCTGTTGACCCCGGTACTAACCCTCTGGCAAGGAACTTCGACCAAATTGTGTCCGTGATATGGGTGCCCTTTGGGGCAATGAGTCTTCCCAAGTTGCCGTGCCGAAGTGATGGTTGCGCAATTCCCGCGCCGGGCATTCTCGCGGTTGGTGACCGCCTGGAGATGCTGCGGATTCACGCAGGATCGATTGCGGCACAGATGGTCAATATGGAGGCCATCCGGGATCTTTCCCTTGAAGAGTTCATGCGACAGACGGTGAGCGGCGTAGGCCACGCCATGTGCGCTTATAAAGCCATATCCAGTGCTGTTTGACGCTCCGGTCCACAGCCAGCAACCGCTATTTGGCTCTGGCGATACGAACTGAGTGAATCTTTCAAGTTCTGACTTGCGGGTATAATGTCCGGTAGGCATACGCGATACTCCTAATCTCGTGTGATAGGGCCGTGAAGGTGTTACAAGCACCTCGCGGCCTGCTTCCATTATAGCCGCCATTAGGCACCCGCCACGGGCTGGCTACCGGGAGCAGCCACCATTTGCGGAGGCATCTGTCGATTGAATGAGTTTGTTGCCCGCAACCTTGCTTCGGACTTCTGCCCTTCAGCAGCCACAATTTGCGCCACCTGCGGCATAACGGCCACGCCAAACGTCGAGAGCAACCGAAACGCGGTGGCCCATTCGATAGCATCCTGAACCGACGGCGGAATGTTGTAGTTTGTCGCCAACGCCCAAGTGCTGAAGTTGACGGCCATGTCCAGTTCGAGCGCCACAGGTGCCGTGCTGGGAACCGGGAACAAGTACAGATTCATCGTGCCGGTGCTTCCGCTGCTGAGATAGTCCGGGTAAATTTCGTCTGGTGTCCGCGCCGTAGCACCTAAATCGTTGTGGTCGTAGTACTTGCCAGCTTCCACAATCCTTATTTCATTGCGGTTGCCGGTCGTGGCGTAGATGGTCCCAGTTAACGTTGCCGTGGCTGTAGCCGCGTTGCTGATAGTGGCCGAGGTATTGGTAACGATGGCTGTGATAAAGCTGTTTGCGGGGATGCCTGCTCCAATGACCTGCTGACCCAATGCAAGGTTTGTCGTCGCCGGGATGCTGGTGAGCACCTTGCTGCCGCTGGTGGTTGTCGCCGTGAACGCCACCGTACCGAGCGCGAACGCCTTGTAAAGCCGCGCCGGTCGGCTGGTAGCGAAGTCCCCACCGCTTCCGATGGAGTAGACGGCTTGCCCAGCGTTAAGCGCGGCCTGATACGTTTCCTGCCCCCAGATCAGCCCCTCGTCAACGCTCCACGCATTCCACATCACATTCAACACGTTGAGAACGGTATTTGAGTCGGAAGCGCCAGCCGAACCATCCGGGGGATTTAGCCCCAAGTGGCTCATGATGTTGTTTGCAAGGGTCTGACCTGTTGGCAATGGATTACTCCGTTTTCTTCTTTGAGGTCTTCAGCAGTTCGGCCAGCATGTCGCGAGTTTCTTTTGCTTCTGCGGCCATGCGGTTCAAGGTTTCCTGCTGAACGACGATCTGAGCCTGAAGCTGATTGTTCGTGTCCATTAGGTTTTTCTTCTCCGTCGCCGGATCAAGTACCGCAACCTGAACGACGGGATATGGTTCGTCACGCCAGCCGTCCTGAAGCGCAACGGATTTTTCGGTTGCGTTCATAACGACCTTTTGGCCCTTTTCGCCGGGGTCGGGCTTGTAGAGCATTGTTGGGAAGCTCTGGTGAAGATAGGGTGCGCGGGGTTCGTTGTGGTCCAGCCCTTCGCTCACTTGAAGCAGCTCGTCGCCCTGCTTCGCATTGTGGAGGCGGTGTTCCTTGTGAGCCTGCTTGAAGCCCCCCGCCTGCTGCATACCGCCAAAAACCTGAATTGCCATATCGTCTCCAAACTGAAGTTGTTCCGGGTTCCTCGAATAATGCTGAGGAACCCGGCTGATTAGTGCCACTTACGGCACCTTAAACGTAGCTCGGCCAAAACTTGGCTGCGTTAGTGTCGTACAGGAACGTCAACGCCCGCCCGGTGACCGCCGTACCAGCCAAACCGATGTTGCCAGCGGTAGTCCAAGTAAAGTTGCCATCGGGGATGATCGTAAACGAACCGCCCGCGAATCCCACAGGGATAGTGAATCCGGTCACCGCCGCCGTTCCGTCCACATGGAATAGTCTGCCGCTGGGAAGAATTGCCCCAGCCGCAGATGAAACCAACGTAGTCGGGCCGCTGACAGAGCCGGGGTTGTTCCAGCCTGGTTGCCAGGCGCCATTCACGTCCTGAAGCCACTGGAGGCCATTCGTGGCATTAAGCCACGGAGTAACCACCGGAGCGCTTGGATACAAACCAGCAACGCTGGGGTTTCCAACCGGATCAGTCTCAAAGAAACTGCCGTTGAAGTTGCCGCCAAAGTTGGCCGCAGCATTCGGCGCGGGAGCGATTACGACAATCGAACCCGTGTAAAATGACTGGCGGAACAGGCTGGAACGCGCTACGTAAACCTGAGTGCCGCTGAGTCCAACCACGTCCATCAATTCGCCCTTTGTCTGGCCCGGATTGATAACGTAGATGGCTTGACGGAAGTTGGAAACCGGAGCCGTGAGATTGGTTGCCGAAGCAACCGTGAAGATGGAC